GGAACTAATCGCTAAGGAGAAAAGTTACCATTGCGGTCAATCCTATGAGCGCATAGCAAATAAATTAGATCAAAAGATCTGGAATACGCAGTTAATAGTTACACCAGCATCGGTTTATAAAGGAAATCCTACGGATCTATTGAAAGTTATATCACGAAATATACGGAAGGTGTGGGTTCATAATGTTACGAAGAATCGAAATCTTGATACTTATGTATTGGGAATTTCTGGTTCTCGGGCATTAATAAATACACATGCATTTCTGGGAGATGGTGAAGTAATTATTAATGTGTCTATGGATGGAACAGTTTCGAGAACAACTAAATGGTTGCGGACGCGAGTGTCTAATATTGTTCAAGTAGGCGAAGATATATCTCTGATAAATCTAGAGTCTGTTATGTTTAGAGATATAACTAAACATTTCTTATCATCTGAACCACCGAATACCTGTGAAGCAGTAATTGGTGATACCATGACGAGAGCTTTCGTTGGTGATGATCCAATTGATATACAGTCGCCATTTGAAACAACAACACTTACTAAATATTGGCAGTATGTGTGGTCGGATCATGGTGTTGGCAAATGTGGATTACCTCTGATAATAAGAACAGGGAAGTCTAGTTGTATAGCTGGACTTCATGCTGCTGGAAAGAAGAGTACCAATCTTAGTTTTGCAGCTATGGTCAAATTAGATGATCTTAAGATAGCAATAGATGAATTGGATAAAACCTCTCTATTAATGCCCATTACATCAGAAGGTCAATTGATTGAAGGAGAAATGGAGAGTCCAGGAAATAAGTCTATGTTACGATATGAGAGTCTTGCGGCTTTGGAGTATTATGGTAAATTGCCTGGCCCTATTCTGCTTCCTTCAAAATCTAAGTTGGAGAGAACGCGAGTATTTAAGGAAGCACGGGCTATCATTTTAGAGAAGATGGCCGTGCCTTACATTGATACATTTGCACCTCCGCGTATGGGACCATTTGTTAGACAAGGTGTATATTATGCACCATTTAATATTGCTCTTAGTAATATGTCACGTCAAAAAACAGCACTTGATAGGAAAGTACTACGAAAATGTATTGATTTGTTTAAGAGTAGAATATTGCAGGGATTAGAAGAACAAGGTGTAAAAAAATTAAAACCTTGGGATATCTCCACTGCTATAAATGGCGCTACATATGATGACTATCTTAGAAGAATGAATGCATCGACTGCTTCAGGATATGGATTCCAAGGAAAGAAATCATCTATCTTGCCACTTGTGGACGAGAAGGAAGTTATTAGAGAGCCTGTTAATGCATTGAAAAAGAAGCTTAATGAGATAATGGAAGCATATGATAGAGGAGAGTCTGTACATTATATGAATGTAGCTTGCCTTAAAGATGAACCCCGTGAAATTTCTAAGGTTCGCGTAGGCAAGACACGTGTTTTCTATGTCACCCCTACTGATGCCGTTATAATTGCGCGGATGATGCTTGGACCGTTTTATACACTTATGGTTCAACATAATGAATTGTTTGGAACATCAGTTGGAATTAATATGCATACAGGAGCTACTAAGTTTGTTGAATACTTATTTAACAGGAATGAGAATGTGATGGAAGGAGATTATAGGAAATTTGATCAATCCATACCATTTTCGATATCACTGGCGACATCTACACTAGTATATGAAGTACTTGAGTCACTGGGTTATACAGACTCAGCATTGCGCTGTGTCAAAGGTATACTTAGTGATGGACTATTTAGTAAGATACATGTGTTACAAGATGTGTTTGTGGTGCCAGGACTACAACC